TTGGCAGGCGGATTCTTTACCGAGAACACCCCCAACCGCTTCTGGCTAGCATTCAGCAACCCCCGCCGCAACACGGGGTATTTTTACGAAGCCTTTAACTCCAAGCGCGACTTTTGGAAAAACAAGGTCGTGGACGCTCGCAGCGTCGAAGGCACCGATAAGGCTGTCTACCAGCAGATCATTGACGAATACGGCCCAGACTCCAGTCAGGCCCACGTCGAGGTCTACGGCATGTTTCCCAATGCCGGTGACGATCAGTTTATTTCAAGCCTAGTCGTAGATGAGGCAATGAAACGTGAACGCTACAAAGATCAAACCGCGCCTATCATTATTGGCGTTGACCCGGCCCGTTTTGGGGCGGACGCAACCGTTATCGCTGTACGTCAAGGCCGGGACATTATTGCCATTAAGCGTCATCGAGGGGACGATACAATGGAATCTGTTGGGCGCGTCATTGAAGCCATTGAGGAATACAATCCAGCACTGGTTGTTATAGACGAGGGCGGGCTAGGTGCAGGCGTTGTGGACCGGCTCAAGGAGCAACGCTACAAGGTCAAGGGTATCAACTTTGGTAACAAGGCTAAGAACCCCATGATGTACGGCAACAAGCGTGCCGAGATGTGGGGCGAGATGCGCGAGTGGCTTAAGACCGCTTCAATACCTGGCGACCGTTTCCTTAAAACTGACCTGATTAGCCCGACGATGAAGCCCGACAGCAAGGGGTCTATTTTCCTTGAAAGCAAAAAAGACATGAAGGCACGCGGCTTGGCATCCCCCGACGCTGCCGACGCTATCTGCGTCACTTTTGCTTTTCCCGTGGCTCATCGGACCCATGTTGCAAAAGAAACTAAACGGGCGTATTCTGCCGGCAGCAGTGTAACCAATTCCTGGATGGGGTCTTGATATGGCTAATACAAAACCAATTGGCGTGGCATATTCGGACCAAGACATTTCTGGTGCCGATACCATTAGCGGTTCTTTAATTTTTGCAACTGGCCAACTTGGTTATGCAACCGACGCAGAAGGCACCGTTACGCAGGCAACCAGCAAGTCAACTGGCGTCACGCTAAACAAGTCCGCTGGCCGGATTACCATGAACGGCGCTTCGCTTGCGGCAAGTACCACCATTTCGTTTACGCTAACCAACAGCCTAATTAGCACCAACGACACTATTGTCTTGAACATTTCCGGCGGTTTGGCTACGGCCAGCACCTACAATGCTTGGGTTGATAGTTTGGCCGCTGGTTCTGCAGTTATTTCGTTGCGTAACGTAAGCGCCGGCGCACTGTTGGAAGCGGTAATCTTAAACTTTGCCATTATCCACGGGCAGTAACGTGCCGCTTAAGAAGTCTGCCAGCAAAGAAGCGTTTCGTGCCAACGTAAAGGCCGAGGCGCACGCGGGTAAACCAATCAAGCAGGCCGTGGCCATTGCGTATGCTACAAAACGGGCGGCTTCTAAAGGTAAAAAGTAAAGCATATGGCTGATCAAAAAGACATGCTGGCCACTATGCGAAGCCGCCTTACAATGGCAATTTCTGCATATGGCGAAAGCCGTGAAGATGAGCTAGACGATTTACGCTTTATGGCCGGTAGTCCGGACAATCAATGGCAGTGGCCTGCGGACGTGCTTGCCACTCGCGGGTCGGTGCAGGGCCAAACCATCAATGCACGGCCTTGCCTGACCATCAACAAACTGCCACAGCATGTGCGCCAGGTTACAAACGAACAACGCCAAAACCGCCCAAGCGGAAAGGTTATTCCCGCAGATGACAAAGGCGATGTGGAGGTTGCTGAAATCTTTAACGGTATGGTCCGTCATATTGAGTACATTTCTGACGCCGACGTTGCCTATGACACAGCCTGTGACAATCAGGTTACTTACGGCGAAGGATATCTTCGGGTTCTGACCGAATATTGCAGCGACGATAGCTTTGACCAAGACATCCGCATTGGCCGGATTCGCAATTCGTTTAGCGTCTACATGGACCCGTCTATCCAAGATCCTTGCGGATCGGACGCTGAATGGTGCTTTATCACCGAAGACATTACAAAATCCGATTACGAGCGCCAGTTTCCCAATTCTACGCCCGTTAGTTCAATTATGTCCCAAGGCGTGGGCGATCAAAGCCTTAGCCAATGGCTGAGTGAAGACACAATCCGCATTGCGGAGTATTTTTACTACGACCGCAGCGTTAAAAAGCTAAATCTGTATCCTGATAACGTCACGGCGTTTGAGGGAACGCCCGACGATAAGAAATTGAAGGCTATGTATGGCCAGCCGCTTAAGTCTCGGCAGGCTGAACAGAAAAAAGTCATGTGGTGCAAGACCAATGGCTACGAAATCATGGACGAGCGCGAGTGGGCGGGCAAAACCATCCCCGTAACCCGCGTTGTCGGCAACGAATTTGAGGTCGAAGGCCGCATGTTTGTGTCGGGCTTGGTGCGTAACGCCAAGGACGCCCAGCGTATGTACAACTATTGGGTCAGCCAAGAGGCAGAAATGCTGGCATTGGCCCCCAAGGCACCCTTTATTGGCTATGGCGGTCAGTTTGAGGGCTATGAGGCCCAGTGGAAGACCGCCAACACCAACAACTGGCCTTATCTTGAAGTCAATCCCGACGTCACTGACGGCGCTGGCGGTATGCTGCCACTTCCGCAACGGGCGCAGCCTCCAATGGCGTCCAGCGGCTTGCTACAAGCTAAAGCAGGCGCTTCAGACGACATCAAGTCCACTACCGGCCAGTATGATTCCAGCCTAGGGGCTACAAGCAATGAAAGATCGGGAAAAGCGATTCTTGCGCGAGAGAAGCAGGGCGATACAGGCACATATCATTATGTGGACAACCTTGCTCGCGCTATTCGCCACGTCACACGGCAACTGGTTGATCTAATCCCCAAGATCTACGACACGCAGCGTATTGCGCGTATCGTTGGCTTGGACGGCGAAGTCGGTATGGTCAAGATTAACCCCGATCAGCCCGAACCCGTCAAAAAGATTCAAGACGAAAACGGCATCGTGCTTGAAAAGATCTACAATCCCAGCGTCGGCAAGTACGACGTGGTTGTGGCTACAGGCCCAAGCTACATGACCAAGCGTCAAGAGGCGCTTGACGGTATGGCGCAACTCTTGCAAGGCAATCCAGAGCTTTGGCAGATTGCCGGCGACCTGTTTGTCAAGAACATGGATTGGCCCGGCGCTCAAGAGATGGCCAAGCGGTTCAAAAAGACCCTTGATCCCAAATTGCTGTCTGACGATGACAAGTCACCAGAATTGCAGCAGGCAGAGCAACAGGTTCAGGCTATGGGCCAAGAGCTTGATAATTTGCATGGCGTTTTGAAAAACATTCAAAACTCCATCGAAGCTCAAGACGTCGAGGTCAAGCAATTCGAGGCCAAGATTAAAGCTTACGATGCCGAGACCAAGCGAATCACTGCGGTTCAAGCTTCTATGTCGCCCGAGCAAATCCAAGAAATTGTTATGGGCACGGTCCACGGAATGCTGCATAGCGGCGAGCTTGTAGGCGAGATGCCAGGTCGTGAAGGCCCTGAAATGGGCAACGAAAACGCTGAAGTTGCGCCGCCTGAACAGGCGCCTATGCCTGAGCAAATGCCAATGCAGGAAATGCCACAATGAGCGAGACCCCAGCCGACTTCATTGGATACTTATTTCTAGCGCGGGATGTGGCCCATTCGGTGCATTTGAACACCCGCAGTTTCTCTAAACACATGGCCCTAAACACGTTTTACGACGAGATTGTGGGCTTGGCTGATTCGCTGGCAGAGGCCTATCAAGGTCGGCATACCCTTATGGGGCCGATCACTTTGCAATCGGCCAAAAAAACGGCCAACATTATTGAATTTCTTCAGTCTCAATTAGCGGAACTGGAAAAGTGTCGGTATGAGGCTTTTGATAAATTAGATACCCCTCTTCAAAACATCATCGACGAAATTGTGGGCCTGTATCTTAGCACACTCTACAAACTTCGCTTTTTGGCTTAAACCATGCACGTCGGCTCTGTACCAGAGGCTGTAAAGCTAACCGGAGACAATGGGCAACCTATTTCCGGTTCAAATCCTCTGCCGACAACAGGTAGCGGGGGCGGAGGCAGTAGCGCACCCCTAGACCCGTATGCTTTAAATGACTTGGACGGTACCGACCCGCTGTATATTGGCAAGGTAAAATCAAGCGGAACCTGGCTAGTTCAGGATTATTCCACAGCGTCTGGAACGATGCGGTATGCCAACCTATCCAACAATCCTTCATACGCCTCCTACGCCTCCGCGTGGGCGGATAGAGCCACTCTAACCTATGGGCTGTTCCAAACGCTTACAGGCGTGTAAGATGCCCCCAATATGCTACGGTTTTTGACATAAGGAGCCATCATGGCAAAGTCAGTCGCCACTTGTAACAGTTTGCTGAAGCTACTTTTCAATGCCACCGCTTGGTCAGGCATCGCAGATAATGCTGCTTCATCGCCGTACACCAGCCTGTACCTTAGCCTGCACACGGCTGACCCCGGCACGGGTAACAGCCAAGCCACCAACGAAACCTCGTACACCAACTACGCGCGTATCGCGGTGGTTCGTACTACGGTGGGCTGGACAGTTGCCACCAACACGGCGGTCAACGCGGCCTTGGCTCAGTTCCCGCAGTGCGGTGCAACGGGTGCGACCCTGACCTATGTGGCCATCGGCACAGCGGCCTCGGGTTCTGGTAACGTGCTATACTCGGGCGCACTAACCAGTTCGCTGGCGGTGTCTTCCGGCATTCAGCCACAGTTCTCGGCATCCGCCCTTACCGTTACGGAGACTTGATTATGGAGCAGCCTAATTTAGCTATGGGCGAAGAGCCGTTGTATCTGTGCGCCACATGTAATGGGCCTGTGTTTTTGGTTGATCAGATTGTCTACAAGCCTTGTGGACATACTGATGCACCTGTGCTGGCCAACCTTCAGGCAGTTTTGCACGGCACTAGCGCAATCAAATAAATGGCCATCAACTCGCTCAAAGATTTGGTAGATGCTGAAGAGCGCGGGCAGACTTTTTTGGGTGGCTTTCGTAAGGTGCCCAATGCTGCAACGAACGGCAATGCTTGGTTTGACGTTACGTTAAGCCCCGGCAACCCGCTGCCTTTTTACTACGCATCAACGCCACTAGCTGGTGCGCCTATGGGCCAAGCAACAAATGGCGGCATACCCCACAACCAATCCGTAGCCAGCCTTGGGTACAAGACCTACTTAAAATCTATCAATATCAACCCCGGATTTAATGCGGGTAGCTTTAATAGCATGAT